GGGCTTTTCCAAGTCCAATCAGCACCCTAGCTTCATCAATTGGAAGCTCTATAACATCGCCAGCGTTTACTCTTTGTTTGTTCGCTACGGTGTCGCTTAAAATTAAACATTTCATATTATTTTCCTCGCCTAAGATGGAGGGCATTAAGCCCCCCATGTTTTTAGTGCTTAACGTCACTCAATTAAGATGCGTGACAGAAGCTAACTGCGTGTCTTACTCCACAATCAACTGACTGGATAGCTACCACACGGATAGTTCCTGAAGTTGAATTTGAATAAGGATCCACGACGATATCCAAACTTCCAAAAAGACCAATTAGCAAATCACTGAAGTTACCAAACACATAATTGTTTGCAGTTAACTGTGGTGACACAACAGATTTATATCCGTTGATGTTGTCATTAACAGCTACAAACTGAGCAGTGTTACTAGCTTTCTCAGTGGTTTTTAATGTGCCGTAGTTAGTTGGGTGAATGATGTAAGCTAGATCGCCCATAAGCGCGTTATCTACTCTTACAGCAGTTTCCATGCTAACCATTTCAGCAAATGTTGGAGCCGCAGCACTTGATAAAGTTACTGTGTTGATTCCAGTCGTATTCGTCACTCCAGTTGGATTTCCTGAAGAACCACTGCCCTCAAGAGCAGCATCATCAATCGCTATTGCCATTGCTTGAGCTAAGTCATTTCTGACTAGGTTTTCAACATCCAATGAAGACTGAATTGCTAGTTGTCGAGTGATATCTGTATATGCACCAAGTGATTTTGGGGATAATTGAATATTACCAACAGTGAATTCACTTTCACCAACAGCTCCGCCTTCTGAGCTAATAAAAGCAGCTGAAGAAGCAGCAGTTTTCTTAGGAATCTTAACATCGCCTGATAAACCATTAAGCATTGTTGCAAGTGGCATAACAGCTGAGTTATTTCTAAGAACATCGATGAAATCTCCACCTCTGTAATCTTCACCAATCAAGTCGCCGTCTGAACCAGCACTTAAATCCCTTTGGTTCCAAGTTCTTAGAACCTCAGCTGGAAGCAAGATACCTTGAGCAGTTGTTCCCTGCTGTCTTTGAGCTGCTTCTGAACATTCAAATTCAAACGCAGCGGCCTCTTGAGCCTTCCTATCTGTAGGATTAGCCATCGCATTGATAGCTCTTAAAATGCTAAATCTTTTGGTTTCCTTTTCAGTTAAACCAACTTCGTGAGGGGTTTCTAAAGGCTGGTCATTAGAAATGTTATCTAATAACTGACCTCTAAACTCTTCAACGGAAGCGCCATCTTTAATAGCTTGATCCGCTAGATCTCTTTTGTTGTGTCTGACACCAAGATCAATGATCTCTTTTGAATTTTTTAAAAATTCTTTTTTGGCCTCTTCAACACTTTGGGATCTAACTTCATCAAGATTAATTTCTTGTTTTTCGTTTTCCATAATTTCTACCTTTGTAGTGTTTAAAGTTTGATTTTCTGAACGTCCAACTCCGACCTTGCGGCTCGAATCTGCTGGTATGGCCACCGATGAAATTTCGAGCGGCGACCAGCTGGCACGATAGTAAGGTTCGTCCTTGTCGTCCATCCTAGTTAATTTGTCAACTCGATAACCCACGCTGATATTCATGCGTATATTATCAACGACATCCCTGAATGTAGATTCAGCCAAATCAGATTTACCAAATCTGACTACTGCAACTGTCCTTTTTGCAGCCTTATCTAATTCAAATTTCTCAACAACACCTATGACCTGTTTCATGTCGTGATCCAGGAGAAACGGCGCACGGCCGCTTTTCATAAATTCCATGTTGATATCCTCTTCTGAGTGTCCCAGCACTTCCATGCCAAAACTTCTCATTACAGGCTCTTCGCTTGATACGCCAACTCTGACTGTTCGCTTTTCTTCATCAATGTAAGAGGCTTTACCCAAATCAATGGATCGATAGTTAACGTGTAGGTCAACTACTTTCCTTTCATCTTCGTCCTCTTCATCGTTGTAAGCGCTTTCAGCTTCAACAATATCTTGCTCTTCTTGTTCATCCTCGTGATGCTTTGCAAACTCAACAACAACTTTGTCGTCTGTTTCCTCCACATTGAGGATGTGTCTATCTTCTTTATCCATAGATTTCTCCTCTTTATCGTTTAATAAAGGATGCTCTTCTAATTCAATAGAATCAGAATCTTCTAAACCCCTGATAGGGTTAATCTTGGTAAGAGTGCTGAATTTATGGCCTACCTCAATATCAGTAGGTTCACCACTTCTGTAAACTTGTATTAATGCAGCTGGATCCTCAGGTGTTCCTGTAACGCTAAAATCACTATTTGGAATGTTAATCTTGCCATCCCTTTCGATTTTAATAATTTTGCCCCTGGCTCTTCCGCCAGCGCTATTCCAACTTACAAAATCACCAACCTTTAGTGATCCTGGTTCTGCTCTATCTTCTTTTTTCATATTTTCCACCAATCGTTTTGACCATGAGTAACCTGCATCGCCGCCCCATAAAGCCCACGCGATACGTCCATTAGAGGGATATCCATCCCCACCTGGAGAAAAGCCCTCAGCTTTCTTATCAACTTCATGCCTGGAAAAGAAGCTATACATTCTTTTCACGGTATCGTCTGATAAGTTTTCACCAGCTACGATTTGCCTAGCCCTTACAGCACCAACTCTTGTTCCGCCTCTTCCGTGTTCCTCTCTCCAGTCCAGGCCACGTTGAGCCTCAGTCTTCATGCCGTCTGTTGGTTTAGGCATTTTCGTCCTCTTCTCCGCCTACAATGTTGGCCTCAACTGGCAACTTAGTACCAAAAGGCTGATATGCAAGCTCAATTCCGTATTGTTTGGCCAGCTCGATCTCTTTTTGATGTTGTTCAAAAAGTTCTTCGGTGTCGCGGCCATACGCGCTAGAAATATCTGAATAAGTTATTGTTCCGTTTTGTAAACCCAATATGTTTGATTGCATTTCTTTGAGTGGATCTATCCAGGAGAAACTTCTTGGAATGTAATTAATGGATCCAGCAAATTTATCAAACTTACTGATTGGCAAATTTATGTAACCTGTAGAAATTGCCATTTCTAACCAGGATTTGAATATTGGGTTTATAAAATGATCGATCACAAACTGTTGATACATTTGATACATGCTGCGATCCTCTAATGCACCTTGTCTGATTGATGAATAATTAACGCTGGTTAAGTCATTGCTTAATGCGTGATAAGAAATGTTTAGACCTGAGGCAATGCTTCTTAAAACACTTGTTGTAAATGCCTCAAATGCTGTAGTTGGATGATTAGGATCAAAGGTTTGAAATTCCATGCCAGCTGGTAATTGACTAAAAGTTCCAGGCTGAACACTCATAGTTGGGTTGAAATGATCTTCCATTTCGCCATCCCCAACGAATGAGTCGCCATCCTGGGAAGTAAAAAAGCCCATGGATGATGCGCCAATCCTGGCAGCTACGATTTCTGCTTCGTAATATGCGCCCAGGCTACGGATATTGGCCATAACAGGTGCAATAAATGAAACGCCCCTGGTTTGTTCAGCTCTTTGTGGCATATAAGCGTGGATAATTTCATCCGCTGGCACTCTTATGTATTTTTGTTCAGGTTTTGGGTATGTATTGTCGTAAGGATGTTTTTTAAACAAATGATAAGCAACTGGTCGATTGTTTCGATCCAGTTCAACACCCATTCTGATTGAATTGCCATTTTTTAACGCAGTTTCATTTTTATTTTCGTCCAGGTGATCTGCTTCAATAAAAGAAATCTTAAAACCAAACGGCGATGATGGATCTTTTACTTTTCTGATTAAAACTTCACCATCCCTACATAAAGTTTCAATAAATATTTTCTGACAATCTAAAAAAGTAAGTTTGTTGTTAACCGTACAGTTACCAAGCTGCGTCCATTCCTTCCAGGCGGCCTCAATAATGTTATTTGCAGCAATATCTAATGATCCATTGTCATTCCTGGCCTTTGAGCTGACTCGAATACCTGATTTACCAACAACATTACTGACCATAAGGTTTAAATACCTGGCAATAAACGGCTCATTCCTGGAAAGTTCGCGGCCACGATCACGCAAAACACGGATATTGTTTTCAATTTCTGAGTCTGCTGAGGTCGAGCTAGTTAGAAAATCAGCAAATAATCTACCTGTATTCGCGCCCTGGTAACTTCTTTTGAACCTGCGCGTAGGCTTTTTTTTGTCATTGCCGCCAAATATGTTGTTGTACCAAGCCATATTAAGTTAAATCTGTAATGTTTTTGCGGCCAATGGATCCAAAATTGGCCTTGATTGTGTTTCCTGATCCTTTGTTGTTCTTAATCCTGGCCTGTTTTACTTCTTTTAAGTATTCAGCTTTGAATCTATCCCTAAAACTCATTAATTCATCAATCGACATCCTGGAAAGTGATCTTCCAGCAATACTCATAGATGATTGATCCATTGATGCGCGATTAAGTGCTACTGCTTCAATTGCATCGAGCATTTGTTTCGCAAAAGACCTTACTGAGCTGGTTGTGTTCTCATAATCATCCTGGATGACCATGTAACCTTCTGCAACTTTAATTCTGCCGCCACTATTCCTATGAATGTTGGCAACCCAGTTATATTCACCAGCTGTATAGTTCGTTGTTGTTGTATTAGGTATCTCAACTTTGTAATGATCGCCGTCATTAGTTGCAACAACCTGGAAATGAACATTAGTTGAGCCATCAACTAAGTTAAATTCATATTTTAGAACGTAATCTGAGTTTGGATAGTCGCCTGACAAATCATCATTGCGCCAGTTCCAGTTGTCGCCCTTCTTAAATTCAGACGGAACAAAGTTTGGATAGTTTGTTGAATCAAATAAATTGGCCAATTATCTCTCTGTAAAAAAAGTTTAAAACTACACCAAAACACTATGGTCACTTTTTCGAATGTCAAATATATAAATATTGCGGATAATTTAAGAATGACAGCTGACAAAAACGGTATTTTGCGTAATTAATTCTTCCAGGAAGTCGCAAAATTAGATTTATTTCGCAAATTGGATCTATTTTTGTTGTTTTGCTGTTTTGTTGGATCCTCCTGGACACCAGTTAACAGTTTTTCCTCAATTAGATCGAAATTTGGATTTAGGATGTAAATTGCTGCGAAATTATAAACAGTTAAGTCCAAAATCTCGTTACGCGGCCTGATTTGTTTCCAAACTAAACTCTTACGGCCTCTAACCCATTTAGTAATCCTTTTTTCAGCTGTAAGCTGTTTAAAAAACTCTTCATCTACGTCTGCTGGAAAAAACAAGGTCGTATCTTCCTCAGGTGCGTTTAGCCTGGCATAAATATTGTCTTTTGCTGTATCTGTACCAACGGTATAAAGAACATTTTTTAATTTACCTACATAAGTTGGTTTGCTAACAATGGGCTTGCCCTGGACACTCGCACCCTTGATCGCAAAGATCCTGCGGCCTTGCCTGGTTTTTGTAAATGAATAAACAGATTGAGTTGCCAAACCACCACTATCAATACAGGTTGCTGATATGGGTATTACTCTTCCTGATTCAGTTTTAAACCTGGTACGCAAATATTGATCTAATTCTTGCCAAACTTGAGCAGCATTTGGATCTCCCCAAAATACTTTGTGTTCAATTACCCAGGCCGCGTAGTTTTTACCCCAGCCCATCGCCATTGCTTCTAAACGGTCTTTTTGGCAATCGACAGCACAAGTAGCAACCAGGATATCTTCAGGTAAAGATAACGGATCATAATTAAGTCTGCGTGTAAGCAAGCTGTCGTGTTCTACTCCATCTCCTCTATCTTCCCAGGATTCTGCCAGGCTTGTATTTACAAACGTCTTTAATGTTTCAGGCATCTTTTTTGCTTCCAGGAAGTTCCTGGCCATAGCAGCCCAGGTTGACCAGGGCGAATACAGCTCAGATAAATGGAATCCAGCCGTATCAATTGATTTTGCTGTTGCTTGCCACTCACCATGTTTTAGCATCCAGGGTTTTTTGGATTCTTCAATTACAGATCCACAATCCTCACAAACATAATGAGCCGTTTCAGGTTGATCTTCATCCCATACAACGCCTTTCCATTTAAGTTGTTGTTTGTGGCCACACTCAGGACAAGGAACAAGAAAATATCGTTTATCTGATTCCTCAAA